ATTCCAAGATCGAAACAGTAAAGGATATGCGTGGAACAATCTCATGCTTCAACGGTGGGTAGACCATAACGGTATAGAGCACCGTGTTATTGACGACTACGAACGTAATAAAATATTAATTGATTTGAAAAATCAACCAGATAATATTAAACAAATTATCAATGAAACAATTACCTCTAACACTACTCAACCTAAAAATATTAGTCAAGTAGGAATTAGATTACTGAAATTTTGTCAGCTGTACGACATGCAAAAGATAATGGATAATATACAAGTGTATGCTGAACCTTTTCAAGCAAAATACACATCTAAGATTCTTTCACAAAGCTTATCTGCACAGGTATGAACGAAAGGAAATATACAATGAATATAAAAGCTAAACCTATAGTCGATGGAAAGTTTTGGATTATTGAACAAAACGGAGAACGTGTAGGAACTTTACACAAAAAAGATAATAATAAATTTATGTTAAGTACTAAAAATGAAGAAAAATTTTTTAGTAAAAAAACAGAATTAACTAAACTTTTTGGCAAGGATTTTTTTGAGGCCAAGATTAAATCTACAATTAGTCATCAAGAAGTTAGAGAAGTATATGGATATCCAACAAGTTATTATCCATATAACCCAATGTTTAATGTTCAAAAAAGATTACCCTTATTCACTAAAAGTCAAGCTAGTAAGAGTTTATATTGTGCAGGCTACTACACAATTAAATTTGAAAAAGGTTGGGTCAAAAGTTTTTGTCCGAAATTAATTACAATAGAAAGATACGAATTTAAAGGACCTTTCAAAACTGAAATAGAAATGAAACAGGTGTTGAATAATGCGAAATCAGATTAATACCAATCCCATACAGCAATTTATACAACAAGTTAAGGCAGCTGATCTATCTCAACAAAGAGAGATCAAAATGGACATTAAAAATGCTAAACTGTTAGCTTATTGTCTCACTGAAATTAATACCAGACTTATGGAAGATTATGATACACTTTTAAATAAAGTTCTCCAAAATAGTGGACAATCAATTAGTGTCCAAATGGACGGTGGTGGATTCAAGTAAGTTTTAGATAAATATATACGTACATTTCGGAGACGTATATGAGTCGGCCTAAACCTAAAATTTTACTAGAATATATTAATAAAAAAAACTACAAAAGTGAACAAGTGCTAGAAGCGGATGCTATCTGGGCTGTATTCTATAAAGGTGAGCCTTTTAATTTAAAAAGTTCGAACAGCTTAACAAGTTATCCTGGACCAAAATATAAAAAAGTTAGTTTCAGTAATCCTGGTCATGCTCTTAACTTAGCTAAAAAATTAAATCAAATGTTTAATACAGAAGATTTCCAAGTAGTAAAGTTGTCGTCTGGTGAAATTATTAAATGATTAGCAGGGAAACTTTTACAAAAATTTTTCTAAAAACAATTGATAAGAGTGTAGATTCTGCTAACATCAAATTACATTTACATAAATGGTGGCAGAGTCATAGAACTAAAGATTCTGGAGGTTTGCGGTTAAGTGAAGAAGGCTTTAACTTTTTAACAACAGAATTAGAATTAAAATCTTATGAAATACCATTTACAGAACCTATCGATCTTAGTCCACAAGTAATTATATTTTTTGATAGAAATATGGACTGTCAATATTTTCTTACTAATTCAGCAATTACCGTTTTTTCCGAAAAAAAAAGTTTTGAACTTTATATGTTTGCAGACGATATCAGACGATACGGTTTGATAAAAGCTATGAATAAGCAAGGAAATGGTACATAAAATCCAAAAAGTCGTTGACAAACAAGACAAACTATCATATAATAATCACTGTAGTAAACAATAACTTCTTTTAGAAAGGCATATAATGAGCGACGTTATTTCTCGCCAAGTTGGACCAAAGGCAGCTAAAAAATCTGTGCGTAGAGCATTTAAAGCTCAGCGTCCAATTTTTCTTTGGGGTCCTCCCGGAATTGGTAAGTCTGATATTATTAAACAAATGGGCGAAGAACTAGACGCTCACGTCATTGATATTCGTTTAAGTTTGTGGGAACCTACTGATATTAAAGGTATTCCGTATTTTGATAGCGACAATGGCAAGATGTCGTGGGCACCTCCCATTGAATTGCCCGATGCTGCATTGGCATCAAAATACAAACAAATTATTTTGTTTATGGATGAGATGAATAGTGCGGCTCCTGCTGTTCAGGCGGCAGCTTATCAGTTAGTTCTGAATCGTCGTGTTGGTACTTACCGTTTACCTGATAATGTTCATATTGTTGCTGCTGGTAATCGTGAAAGTGACAAAGGAGTAACCTATCGTATGCCTGCTCCGTTGGCTAATCGTTTTGTTCACTTAGAAATGAAAGTAGACTGGGATGATTATTTTTCGTGGGCTACTGATAATCGTATTCACAAAGACGTGTTAGGATTTCTTTCATTCAGTAAAAAGGATCTATACGACTTCGATCCAAAAAGTGGTAGCCGTGCATTTGCTACTCCACGTTCATGGACTTTTGTTTCCGAACTGCTGTTCGATGACGATGAAGATGAGAGCACACTGACTGACTTGATTTCTGGTGCAGTAGGAGAAGGATTGGCAGTTAAATTTATGGCACATCGTAAAATTGCCAGCAAAATGCCTAAGCCTGAAGATATACTTTCTGGTAAAGTTACTAAGATGGAATCAAAAGAGATTTCAGCTATGTATTCGTTGACAGTTAGTTTGTGTTACGAACTTAAGGACGCTTGCGACAAGCAAGATAAGAAGTGGAACAATAAAGTTAACAACTTTTTTAACTTTATCATGAACAACTTCGAAACTGAACTAGTTGTTATGGGAACTAAGTTGGCTCTTACACAATATCAATTGCCATTAGATCCAGACGAGATTGAGTGCTTTGATCAATTCCATGCAAAGTACGGTAAGTATATTGCAGCAGCCACAGATCGCAATTGATCCAAACATAATTGACAGGGCCTAAGGGCCCTGTTATAATATATAATTAATGTAAAGTAAGGAGCAAATTATGAGCTTTTTAGATCCTGTAGTGGACAAAATTGTTGTAGCACGAGTCGGACTATTACTACGTCATCCATTTTTTGGTAATATGGCTACTCGTTTGAAAATCGTTGACGGATCTGATTGGTGTCCTACTGCGGCTACCGATGGTCGTAACCTTTATTATAATCGTGACTTCTTCGATAAACTTACAAATAAACAAGTAGAATTTGTAGTAGCCCACGAAATCTTGCACAATGTATTCGATCATATGTTACGAGTCGAGGGCAGAGATCGATTTATTTGGAATGCTGCCGCAGATTATTCTGTAAACGGTCAACTTATTCGAGACAGAATTGGCGAAGTTCCTCCAGAGATAAAAATCTTCCATGATTCCAATCATTATGGAAAGAGTACAGAACAGATATACGACGAAATTTTTGAAAAAATGGATGCTGAACAATTAGCAGCATTAGGGCAACTGTTAGATGAACATATTGATTGGGAGAAGGAAGGCCAAGGAAATCGCCCAACATATACCAAAGAAGAACTGAAACAGATTAGAGACGAAATTAAAGAAGCGACTATTCAAGCGGCTCAGGCTGCGGGTGCAGGCAATACTCCAGGTATGATTCAAAGAATGATTAAGGATCTGACTGAACCTAAAATGAATTGGCGTGAAATTCTACGTCAACAAATTCAAAGTGTAATTAAAAATGATTACACTTTTATGCGACCAAGTCGCAAAGCTTGGCACATGAATGCTATCTTGCCAGGAACACAATTTGACGAAACTATAGACATTTGTTGCAGTATAGACATGTCAGGAAGCATTACTGACGAAATGGGTAAAGACTTTATAAGCGAAGTTAAAGGAATCATGGAAGAATATAAAGACTTCAAAATTAAACTTTGGTGTTTCGACACTAAAGTATATAATGAAGCAGACTTCGATGGCTACAATGATGATATTATGGGCTATGAATTAATGGGAGGAGGAGGCACTGATTTTATGTGCAACTGGACTTACATGAAAGATCATGATATTAATCCTAAAAAATTAATTATGTTTACTGACGGTTATCCTTGGGATAGTTGGGGAGATCCAGATTATTGTGATACCGTATTCATCATTCACGGTAGTGACAGTATCGTTCCTCCGTTTGGTACCCATGCATATTACGAATTTAAAAAGTAATGCTTGTCGATAAGGATGCTTTTTCTAGTGGTCAAATAGGTAGTAAAATTTGGCTTGCTGAACATTTAGAAGATTGTATATTAGACCTAAATTTTCAAAGGTTGTATAAACAGCCTTTGAAAATTGTCACCATCGGCGGTTGGTATGGTTTGTTAAATTTTATTCTTCAAACTAGAAAAATTTTAGATATAGATTATGTTAGATCAATTGATATAGATCAAAAAGCTTGCGATACAGCAGATCTATTAAATGAGTTTTGGATATTCCAAAATTGGAAATTTAAAGCCTTGTGTCGAGATGCAAACGACTTTGAATATTTTGATTTCGATATAATAATCAATAGTTCAGTAGAACATATACCTACTAAACAATGGTGGGAAAATATACCTGAAGGAAAAATTGTAGTTTTACAATCAAATGATATGCATCACGATGATCATGTTTGTAATCATACGTCATTAGAAGACTTCGATAAAGATTTTAACTTTTCAAATACATTGTTTTTAGGATCTAAATTTTTTCAATATGAAAAATGGAGTTTTACAAGATTTATGAAAATTGGTATTAAATGAAAAATGATAAAATTAATATTTTAAATGCGCTAAACTTACGTAAAACAGAATTTCCTGCTGCGCATTTTAAGTATATAAAGATAGACAAATTGACTCCTACTTTAGTTAAAAATTTAGATAATTGGATCTATAATAATCTTAACGGTAGATATTATATAGGTCCATGTATACTATTGCAGGAAAACAGTATTATATATGGAATCCAAATTGGATTCGAACTAGAGAAAGAGATTAGCTTTTTCAAAATCGCTTGTCCCCATATGTAAATTAGATAATTACTAGTACAGCATTTTAAGGAGAAATCAATGGCTGAAGAAATTAACGAAATTAAAGAAAATCAACAACCACAACAGACAGATGCTCAACAAGCACAAACTGAATCTGCTGAACTAAATGTGAACGATTTAAACGGAATGAAAACTATTATAGATTTAGCCAGTTCAAGAGGTGCATTTAAGCCTAACGAAATGGTAGCTGTTGGACAAATTTATATGAAGTTGTCAAACTTTTTATCAACAGTACAAAAATCACAAGGAGCCTAAAATGGCTGATATCAAACATGTAGGCAGAATAGCATCAACAGGCAGAAAGTGTATCGTAGTATATCGGACTTTGCCTGGTGATGCATTCAATGCCATAATCATTCCTACAGAAACTTTATCTGAAAGTTATCACGATGCACTAATAAATTTGATAGATTCTACAGCAGCACAAACCAGTAACGAACTATCAGAAGTATTAGCTAGAGCATTGTTTCCAGATGGTTCTACTATGTTACCTTCGTTACATACTAAAGGACTATTACATAAAGTTCCTACTGATCAAATACTAATGACCCCAAATCCTTCTGTAAGTATTTTGCTTTCAGAATTGAATCAAATTATAGCAGAAAAAATGGGTGTATCAGTTCAGGATTTATCCATCAAACCTGATAATAAACAAGTAGAAGTTCAAGAAATCGCTACTGCCGTTGATATTAGTCCTAAAGAGCAAAATGTAGAAGCTGTAAAAGAGAGTAGTCAGTTACCACTCACAAATGATCAATTAGCTAAAAAATACAGAAGTGATGCAGATAGATTGAGTAAAGAAGCTGCACAATTGCGTCGTATGGCTGAAGAATTGGTACCTATTAAGAAAAAGGTAACTACGGTAGAGTGACGAAAGGGAGAAATTTTCCCGAAGATGTTATACAGCATTGGCCGGAGGTATTTGGAGAAATTTCTCTAAATGTTATACCAATACATTATTTAGATAGTATCACGGTAACTTTTAAAAACGGCAAAATTTGGGAACTGAATATTAACAAAAATAGTAACGATAAGTTTGAACTAGAACTTAAAGAGTGGTTGTCTTCTTACGAATCTGATATCGAAAATGTAGATTTTAAATTAGACACAGAACGTATCAAAAAAGATGTAATTAAAAACACTAACAAATTTCTTAAGAACAGAAAGCTTAAATAAATGCATGTCAAACTTTTATCCTACAGTCAGCCAACTAGCGACTATACCTCCTTGGGAATCACAAATGCACAGGAGCTCATCGCATTCTGCGCAAGAGTCTCAAACCCGAGTAATCAGTTCAACAACGACACCAGTGGCAAGCTCATCAGGTACCTCATTAGACACAAACACTGGAGTCCACTCGAGATGGTTTCAGCTTGCCTGGAAATTACGACGACACGAGATATTGCAAGGCAAATCTTACGTCACAGAAGTTTCAGTTTCCAGGAGTTCAGTCAGAGATATGCAGATCCTACAAAAGATCTTAACTTCGTTACAAGAGATGCCCGACTCCAGGACACAACAAATCGACAAAACAGTATAGATGTAGAAGATAAAGAACTACAAAGATTCTGGATCGAACAACAGCAAAAAGTAATTGCAGAAAGTAAAAAAGCATACGACTGGGCAATCAGTAATGGTATAGCTAAAGAACAAGCTAGAGCAGTGCTGCCTGAAGGTCTAATA